TTTTGTTTTAAAGTATTAGAACATATTCTTAAATTATTATTAGCATCATATGATAAAACATATAAATCTAATGTAGCTGGAAGTTCTCCTGATGAGACATTTTGTGCTTTTATTGGTTCAATATATGCTTTAGCTATTACTCCATATTGTGAAGGTAAACTTAAAGCTCTAACTAAATAGTCATCTTGAGTTACATTCCTAAGTTGTGAACCAAAATTACCTATAGCATTTTGTCTAATTTCTTCTATTGAATCACCATCTTGTCCTCCATCAGCTGCTGCTGCATTATTTACTGCTATTGAACCTATAATTGAATTAGCAGTTGTAGTATTTAAATTTGGAGTCAAAAATACAGGTTGATTAACAATTCCAGTTATTGTATTAGCAGGTACATTTGATTCTACTCCTCCACCTGTTAAATATCTAACAGTTAATGTAGTTGATGAAGGTGCTATACCATATGTTTTAGTAAATATAAAATTAGATGGTGAATAAGCAGTTGTTAATTTACTTTGTTCTGATGGTAAACCTATACCTACATTAAAAGGATTAGGTGTTATTTCTTCATCATTATCATAAGCAATACCTGAACCAAATTGTATTTGTAATGAACCTGAGTCTATAAATCTAGTGGCAAATCTGCGTTGTACTTTTTCTAATTTTAAAATATAAGGAGCATCACCATTATTTATATATAAGTTAGGATCATTAGTATTAGTGTTTTTTATTGGTTGTCATACAGTTTCTTGAGCTAAATAATCTACTTCATACCATATATTTCCATCACTATCAACTATATCTAAAATACCAACTATATTATCAGCGTTGATATTTACAGTAGCAAAAGGTGTAGGATTACCAAAAGTAAAGGTAGTAGTATTAACAGTGGCAGATATAGCTTTACGAGTTTTCTTTAATAAGAAACGATTAGGTTGATTTCCACTAACACTATAAACAGTTACTTCAGTTGGATCTGTTGAACTTGAAACACTAAAATCAATAGGATCTTGTATTAAAAAATTTACTGGATTAACTGTTGTTGTTCTAACTGAGGTATTTGGGGCAAAATATAAAGCATATGAAAAGTCAGGTACCTGTACACTTCCACTTGTAACTGAAGGTACTTGTTGATATACATCTATATCAGCTGTTGCTACACCAGTTACATTTGGTTTATACCCAAACATATAAGCTAATTCATATAAATTATTAGTTTGACGAGCAAACTGTAGGAATGTTTCTTGGATTTGATTATCTTGATAAAATGATAATATATCACCAACATACGCTGCCATTTCCATAAAAGCCATACCTGGTGAGGCTGGGCTAAAATCAGTATATGTAGTTGGAAAATATGTTTTAGTAAAGTTAATTAACGCTTGTCTTAACTCACTAAAATCTTTATTAATATATTTTATGTCTCTATTTTCAGCCATTTTATTGGAATTCTAATTGTAAATTATCATTTATACCTGTATCCGCTACATTATAATATAATTCTACTATTATACTATTAGTATCTGGATTTTGTAAAATATTTAATGACGAAACTATAACACTAGGAAAAAAGTTAGATATTTGAGTTTGAATATCTTCTTTTAAAAAATCTGTATTTCCTGTTGTTATTTGTTCAAATATGAATGCTCTTAAATTACCACCTAAATTTGGATTTAAATAACGCTCATTTTTATTTGTTAAAAAATAATTAATTAAATTTGTTTTAACAGCATCTTTAGTGACATATGTTTGGCCAAAAACTCCAGGTTGATTAAAAGGAATAGACACACCTATGGCTACTCTAGGTTTTCTATCAACTGGAAATATTTTTTTAGCTCCGTATGCCATTATTTATTAGGATTTAATAAACCCATTATTTGACTCATGTCTACTTCACCTGGTGGTAAGGATGAACCTTCTGCCGCGGTATTTGTAGATGTAGGTCTAAATACATTATTACTGTTTAAACTAATAGTACCAGATGATAAGCCAGCTGTTTCATTTAGAATATCCATGTAACGTTGACGTTTTTCAGGAGCAGGTATAACATTTTCAGTAACAGTACCAAAACCTGTACCTACTGGAGCTGATTTAGGTGCACGGACAGCTTCTAAAAGAATTTCTTTTAATTCTTCTTGAATCGCCTCTTTTACACTTTCTTTAATTATTTTTTTAAATTCACTAGGTTTCATATAATTATAAATATTTAATTAATTAGCTTTTAAATTATCTCTATCAATAATAAATTTAAGTTCATCTATTAATGTTTGTTGATTTGTAGTAAAAGATAATGGAGTTTCAATAAGTTTTATACCATCTGAGTTAAGTCCAATTGCTCTGAAGCGATTTACAGTATCAGTGAATGGTACAGTTTCTATTTGAATTACAAAACCATTATATAAAGCTTCATTAGGACTATCAGTAGCTTCAATAGCTTGATTACTAATGTTTATTAAATTTTGGTCAATTGGAGTTAAATTATTAATTAACACACTAGTATTAGTACATTTACTTAATTCAACATCTAACTGACTTAATAAAGCTATAACACCTTTTATAGTTGCTGATAATACAGCTGTAGCTATGGCTGCTCCACCTAATATATTACGTATTTTTTCTAATTTAGCTCCACCTAAATTATCAAATGTTGCTTTATTTGAAGCATCTTCTATTCTATTAATACCTACAACAACAGATCCAGGTATTGGATTAAAAAATCCAGCAGCAACATATGCAGCAGATGTGGCTGTTCCTAATACATCCTTAACTAATAATAATAATTGAAATAATGTAGTAACCCCAATAAAAGTTAAAGTAGATTGATCTAAAAATCTAGAAATACTATTTAATTTACCAACAATATTATTTCGAGTTTGAATTAATTGATTAATTTTATCTATATCATTACATAGAGTTTCATCTTTAGCATTTTGAATTTCTTGTGTTAATTTAGGTTCAATTTGAGTCTTAATTTCTTCACCTTTTTTAATAAGTAAATCAGATAATTTATCTATACCCTGTTTTTTTAAATTATTAGGGGTAGCATTTTGAATTGTAGTTCTATCTATTCCTAAAGCCATTATAATGTTTTACTTATTGATGATTTAGTTTTGGTTAATAAATCAATTTTTAACTGAGATAGATATGATATTAATTGAGCAGCCGCAGGATTAACAGCTGGGCCGTATGGTGTTGCTATACTTTGTAAAGCAATAGATAAAGCAGTTAATTGATCTACTAAACCTGTTAATAACTTAATTGTAGTGTCACCTTTTAAAACTGACTCAGTGGCTGTTTTACCACCTAATAATATAGATTTAGAATTTATTATAGTATTATTAGTATCAATATTAATTGATTCTATAGCATTTAGGTTAATACTTTTATTAGAACTTAATAAAATATGATCTTTATTACTATTAAATACTAGACGTCCTGAATTAAGTATTATTTGTTTGTCTGAATATTGGTCTGGTTTAGTAGGAGCAGTGGTATAACTATTATAATTAGTACTAGCTGCTGTTAATGGTACTTGTTGAGTACTAGTTAAATAAACTGATGATAAATCTTTATTAATGTCTTCAACAATAGGCACCCATCCCTCATCAGAAGTATCTGATGGTTGACCATTTCTTAAAATTAAAATTGGATCACCATCAGTACCAGTTATAGACCAATTATTAGGTCTGTTTTTTACAGTTGAACCTAAACGAACACTATTTCCCCATCTACCTTCATATATAATGTCTCCTTCAAATGATAATAAAGGATGAATATTGGAACGTTCTACAAATGTATTACCTAATTTATATTCTTTTGTATTATCACCTATAATATTAGTACTTCCAGCTAAAACTTGATAATATCTTTTAGAATCATTATCAGGTTTAGCACTTTGTTGATTTGGAACAAAGGGTAATGGATTACAATGAGGATGTGTCCAAGTAGACACAGTTGAAACATAATATGAAGTTGTAGAATTAGAGTTGGTTGATGATGATTGATCAGGTAAAGCTAATATAAAAACAATTTCATTTATTAAAGGATAACTAGTTATATTAGAAAATAAAGGCTTAGCTGTTGGATATTTATTTGTTGGAACAGATGAGGGTATTTTAACATTATCTATTTCAATAGTTCCTAAAGCTCCATACCCACCAAGCTCTTCAAATCTAGGGTGTGTATCATCTAAAACTATTGATTTAACTCTACCAACAGAAATAATTCCTTTTACTTCAGATGAAGTATTTACATTATAGTTATTATTTTGTGATGGGTTAAACCTATTATTTAATCCTCCTAAACCATATTTCATTATTTACCCTCCTGTATTTTTTCTATCTCAGCCATTAGTTGTGCTTTTTCCTCATCAGATATACCTAAACCATCACTACTTTCAGATACATTAGACATGGCTCTTTGAATGATAGTGGCAATTTTAACTAACTGCTCATCATTTTTAACATCAATTTCTAGGTATTCTTTAATTAAAGGAACAATTAATGTAGCATCACTTATTTCTTGTACAAGAGGTTTCAACTCAGCTATTAATGCTGAGATTTGGCGAGATTTTTTCTTTTGATTATCATAAATCTCTTCAAGTAAGTCTGAAAATGTTTTCTTACCAAATACTATTTTATTAAAATCACTCATATTTATTAGTATCTATTTATGATAAATATAGAATAGTTAAAACTTTACATATCCATATTCTATATAATGAGCGTAACCGTTTTTAAATATAGAATATAATGTATTAGCTATTTTGGTTATTTTAGGTGTTTTAACATCAATTATTTCTCGTATATAAATATATAACGCTTTTTTATTAAATATATCTAAACACTCACGTTTACGAAATAATTCAAGGACAGCATCTGCTACTTTAGCATCATTTTCTTTAGGGAAAATTTTATAAATATTATTAGTACAATGAGTTATATATTGTTCTATAAACCAATATAATTGATCATTGGTACTAGTATTATTATCTAAAGTATATGAAAATTCTTCACTTTCATTAATATCCTCAATCATTACTTTATCAACACGCTTTTTATAATTTTTAGCATTATCAATAATTAAATAACGTTTAGCTATTGTTCCAAAATATGAATATGCTTTAGCT